GCGTCGTTCTGGCTCTTGGCCGCGTCTCTGGCCGCGCTGGCCTGCTGGCTGGCTCCGTAAAGCCCAAGGCCCGCGCCGATGGCACCTGCTACAACGACTCCCGCCATGCTACACCCCCGATTCTGTTCCGGCCGCTCCCGCGAGCGCCGCCGGCGTGATGGTGTCGATTCGTGGATGCGAAGCGCCCTCAAGGTGGGCGGTCCGCAGTTCGTAAATGTCGGCCTCGATTTCGTCGATGTCGGTCTTGTCGGTGACGTGGAAGGTCGTGCAGACTGTCTCTGTGATCCCGACGATCAGCCGCCGCGTCCCGGCCTTCGTGACGCCCATGTACGGGGCCTCGATCCGCTGCCACCCGATCCCATCGACCCAGACGTTTGCGATTCCGGACGCGAGGATGAACGGGTGCTCGGTCTTGTGGATCTGGCTGGTGAACAGCGCGTTGGCCTGCACGAACGTGGTGCGGATGTAGAGGCCCGGGGTGAAGTTGTGGGTAGTCCGGTGGAACGCCTCCGGGAGATTCTCCACGATGGCCCTCTCGATCTTGTCGAACGCCTCCCATCGGTCGGTGCGTGGTATCAGGCTGTCCAAGTGAGCACCCCCGAATCTGCAATCTCTTCAAGGTTCGCGACCGAAACGTGCCGCGTTGCGTCTCCGGCAATCGTGATCGTGACGACGGCGGTTCCGGTCGAGTCTGTCGCGAGCGTGACGATCTGGTCCCCCGAGTTCTGGATGAGCGTACCCGTCGAAACCGCCACGGTCTGGGTTCCCGCTGGTACACCCGTTGCCGTCGCGGAAATCCACAGCATGAGGAGCCACCTTCCGGCGATGGGCTCGCGGTTGAGCCTGTCCCGTACCTGCATGGTCAGGGTGACGACGTTTGCCGACTCCGCGGAGGCGGAGATGGTGACAGACGTTCGGCGCGCGTCGAAGTTCTCGGCCACATCGGCCATGAACTTGCGGGACGCGGGGTCCGCGGTCATCGAGAGGGGTTGGATGGTCCTCTTCAGGGGCATGGGCTACTCGTCGATGTCAACCTCGGTCTGGACGCTCGCGGTCGCGCCGGTGCTCAGCGCCGCCACGGTGAGGGTTTCGCCGCCGTTGAGAATGACGACGCGGAACTCGCGGGAGCCGTTGCCCGTGATCCAGCCGCCGTCGAGAACAACAGGAGAGCCGCCCGGTGCCGCGTTGGCGGTGAACCCCTTGCAGCTCGTCTGAATGGTTTCCGAGTCGCCGCTGTCGATCTTGGCGAGAAGTTCGGTATCCAGCGTTCCGCCAGTGGCCGCCCGCAGCAAGCGAACCGCAACCGGGGGCGTGCTGCTCTGGTTGTGGACGCGCACGCGGACCTGAACCTTGTGGTTGGCCGCGGCAGTCACGCGGACAAGCATGGTTTCGGTTCCGCTGGTGGTCGTCACAGTCTTGGTCGCGTGTGCTCGCAACATGCTCATGTCCGTTACTCCGTGTTCGGTGGTGGTGTGTAATCGAATCCGTACGAGAAATCGCCGTTCGGGTAGAAGCGGACCTGAACCCCGAACCCGTCGCGGTCGATCCCGACTCCTCCGAATCCGTTGGTGGTCTCGTCGCCCGAGCCGAGCGGATCGCCCATTGGATGCTGACCGCCGCCGTTGTCCCCGCCGCCGTCGCTGTCGTCAATGGGGGCAACGAAATCGAACTCCATCTCGTCAATGGGTTCCGCCAAAGGGGACCTCTCGAACGAGCGCCCTCCGTCTACATCCTCGTCGGGGTCGATGTCCACGGGACCGGACGAGCCGCCCGACGGACCGGGGCCGGTGCCGCCTCCTGGTCCTGCCGGTGGCGTGGTGGGCGCGTCCGGGTAGGTGCATGGGGCTCCAGCCGTCACGGCCGTGCGGACTCTGCGCCGACTGCGCGCCAACGGACTCGCCACGATGTCTACCTGTTCGATCGCCCACGTCGCGGACGTGCCGCTGAAGACGAGCATGAGGGCCGAGTCTGAGCCGCGCCGCGTGATCGGGGCCTGAAGGTGGGTGTACGTGGTCTCCCACAGTTCCGACCGCTGATCCGGGTCCATGACCATCTCGGCCGTCGGAGCCCCGTACAACGTGACCGTCACCGCCTCCGAGTCGGCCGTCATCTGCGGCGCGACCCGATCGAGCCTCACGTCGCCCTCGGTGGCCCCCGTCAAAATGACCCGCACCGGCAAACGAACGTCGATGTCCTCGCCGTCGTCGTCCTCCGCGTCAACGCTGAACGCCCGAATGATCCCGTCGTGACCGCCGAAGTAGATCCGCCCGCGATGCACACAGGCGGCCGTCGGCCCGAAGTCCGCGGGCATCGTGTCGAGGAACCACCCCGCCCCGCCGGCTTGATAGCCTCCGACAACCTCCTCGTAGCAGAGGTGGGTGCCCTGGGAGGCGCTCGAGGTGGGGGTGATGAAAATGTGAATCCGTGCGTTTGCGGGGTCGCGCACCGCCGTCACGGTGTAGGTGCCGATGTCGTCGCGGTTGATTTCGGCGTACAGGGACAACACCTGCTTGGTCAGGGGGACCGCGAGCTGACCGGAGACGGTGTACACGCCCTCCGGTGAGTGGATCATTGCGCCGCCGGGGGTGAGTCCGGGCACGGCCGCGGTCGGGCCGCTGGCGCCGGTCGAGCCCAGAATCGGCAAGGTCTCGGACGAGCCGAGCCCGGGGTCTCCCAGAATCACGAACGTCGATCGCTCGCAGCACACCAAGAGCTGCCGGTCGGTGAGCGGGACCACCGAGACAACAGGCTCGGGCATGTTGCGGGCGTAGGCTGCCCCGAAGATCGCGGAGCCGGTGTTGAAGTCGTCCGGATCGTCGATCGCGGAGAAGTACAGCCCGTTGGGGTTGGACTGCGAGCGGAACAGGACGGCCCGCGTGCCCCAGAACACCACGCCCTGCGCGTCGGTGGTCCCCGCCCCGTTGGCCCCGGGAAGCGAGCCAGAGGTCGGGTTCCACGGGAGGCTCATGCGGTTCACAAGGTCGATCTTGCGCGCCTTGCCGCCGCCGACCCCGTAGACGGTCCCGAGATACTGGTCGAGAGAGACCACCCCGCTTTGCCCGAGCACGCGCGTCGAAACTGGCGTCATGCTGGTGCCGTCGTAGCTGGCGTAAACGCTTCCGTCGTCGGCCACGGCGACCAGAGCATCCCGGATCGTGGCGAAGTCGCGGACAAGTTCGCACACCTGGGCGCTGTCCACGATGGCCCCATCGACATCGGAACCGAAGGCGACGGAGCGGAACGTGGTGTACGTGGGCTCGGTGGTGTTCGTGTGGGAGAGGGTGACGGCCGAAGAGGGGCCGAGAATCGACGCCGTGATGGTGTTGTCGGTGTAGTCAACCTGGAGGGTGAACGGGACGCTGGACGAAAGCCCGTGCGCGATCTGTTGAGTGGGGAAGGAGGGCACGCCCATCGAGATGCGGCGGATGGTCAGGTTGGCTTGCGAGGCGAACCCGTCCGACATGATCCCGACTTCCCAGCCGGTGCGGCCGTCGGTGGAGCAGGGGCACACGCAGCGGATGTTGTGGGTGTAGGTGCGGCATTGCAGGCTGACGCGCCCGCTGGTCGGGGCCTGCACACCAGTGGGCATCCAGACACTTCGGGCAACCCCGGAGTGTGTGAACCTGCCGTTGCTGGTGTCGCGGGTCCACGTCATGGATGACCAGAACCCCCTTGCATGGACATTCGCAGTGTCACGTCGATGCGTTCAAGAGTGACGAGCAGTCGGGCCTGATTCTCTTCCATTCTCCGAACCCTTGCCTCGTGGTCCTCGGTGATGGTGCGGAGTTCCTCGATGCTGCGCTGCATGACCGCCTGAGTGACGGCGTAGGTGAGCGCCGGCGTGACGAGCACGGCCGCAATTGAAATGACGATCGCGAGTCTTTCAAGGGTAAAAACCGGTCGGATCTGTGCCATCATGGTCGGTGGTTCCTCAAGAGGCGCGGGGGAGAGTGGTCAGGAGCTTGAGCAGATCGGCCTGGGCCTCGTCGTACGCCTTGTCGCGGGCCTTGGCGTTGTCCTCGGCCGCGCGGGTTGCTTCGTCCCAAGAGGCGTCCGCGAGCTTCCGACCGCGGCGGGCCTGCCACGCCAGAGCGCCGCCGCCGCCGAGCACCAGAGCCCCGAGCCCGCCAAGGTCGATTCCGGCGCTCGCCGCGGCTTGCCCAACGATCGGGATGTTCTTGGCGAAGTTCAACACGCCGAGAGCACGCTGCCGCTTGGCCTCGATCGCCGCGAGCGCCGCGGTGGTCGTCGCCTCAAGGTCCGCGGTCTCGGATTCCAGCCGGTTGACCGCCGCTGCGAAATCCGTCTCCGCCTCCGCGACCTTGACCCCCAACTCGTCCTGAACCCCCTCGATGATCCTGGCCGACTCTGCCGCGGTGGCCTCCACGTTTCCGCGAATCTCGCGGATGCGGGCGCGGGCCTGAGCCTGCGCCGTCTTGATCCGCTTCTCGGCCGTCGCCGCCTTCTCTTCAGCCTCGCGCTCGAGCTTACGCGCCTGCGCGTCCGCCTCGCGCACGAGCTGGTCGGCGGTCACGTCCTGCCCGCTGAACGGGCTCGGGACGGTCTGCTGACACCCAGCGCACAGAATCAGCGTGAGCACCGAGAGGCTCGCGAGCATGAAGCACACGGCGTACACCCGCACGGTGCGGGACTTCACGGACGGGAGAATGCTGGTCGGCATCATGGGGGAACTCCTCAAGGCGTCGTCGCGTAGTCCGTGACGATCAGGATCTTGCCCGTCGTCGGGTGTACATCCACGCCGTACACGCGCACGGGCTTGGTCAGATAGAAGTGCGAGATGATCGCGCCGCTTGCGGGGTCGATCTTCCAGACGTGGGCGTACTCCTCGGCGTCCGGATAGTCGTCGTTCGCAACCCCCACAACGACGAGAAGCCCGCTCACCGGATCGAACGCGATGCCGTTCTGGTAGACGAGTCCCGCCACGGTCTGCTGCCACGCGACCGCCCCATCCGTCCCGCGGAGCTTGAAGACGTTGTAGCCCGACCCGTTCGGGTAGCCCGCGGCGTATACGTTCCCGTCGGTGTCGAACGCGACACAGTTCACTCCCGGCGCGTCGTACCTCGCCTCACTGCTCCACCCCAGGAAGGCGTTGTACGGGATGTCGTTGTACCACCCGGTCCCGAGCCAGTTGTCGCGGCGAGAGAGGGTGTCGCCCTCCCATGCGAGAGAGGCCGCCGAAGTGCCGGCGGAGATAACGCCGACGGTCGAGTAGCCGCCCGTGCCGTCCGGTGGGTAGGACTCGCTCGGCCCGAACCCGGTGTTCGTCCCCCCGAACGCGATGCGGCCCGTCGAGTCGCACGCGAGCCCGAATGGAGCCATGCCGCGCGGCGTGCGGTTGAGCTTCTCCGAGAACCGGAAATACGCATGGTCCTCGTAGTTGGGATCACTGGCGGAGAGCTTGGCCCCGTACTGGAGCAGCGTGAGCGGCGTGCCGTTCACGGTGGTGTCTGAGTTGACGGTGTACAAGGCGATGCCCGATCGGAAGTACGCGCCGACGCTGTAGCTGTTGGCGAGCACCGGCCCCGTCGCTCCCGGCGCGCCAAGGAACAGGATGGCAAGAGTGCCGTCCGGACGGACGCGGCAGTCCTGCACTTCCTGGGACCACATGCTGAGGTTGTACCGCTTGATGTACACGCCGTCGGACGTGCGGAACACGAACAACCACGGCCCCGCGCACACGTAGGTGAACACGGTGTAGCAGCGGACCGAGTTGATGTAGAGCGGGACGCGCGGGAAGTCGAGCACGCCGGCGGTGTCCGCGGCCTGGACCTTGGTTGACCAGACAACGGCCCCCGTGGAGGCGTTGAACAGGGTAATGCGGCTGCCCTGAACCCCGGTAGCGGGGTCGAACATGATGTGCCCAACGCACGCTTGGGTGCCGTCGGGGTGCCACGAGCAGGCGTACGCACCGGCGCCGACACAATCGCTCTGGGTCGCCCCGTAGGCGAGCGCGAGGCTGTTGTCGGTGTCGATGATGAACGCCTGAGCGGCGAACCCGGCCCCAGGCTTGGAGGTTCCGGCCCCGATGGTGGTGCATTCGCCGAGCCTCAGCGCGGGACCGCTGGCGGTGCTGACGTTGAGCATCCCCTGAACCCGGCCGCCGGTCCCGATGGCGGTAAAGACAGCCTCAACACCCTCGCGGGGCCCCATCGTCGCCTCAGCCTTGCCGAAGGCGTTGACGCGGACGTTGCGCATGGCGAGCGGCCCGGCAAGGTCGCCGGGCTGCTGGATGTGCGGGAGCGCGTCCGACACGCCCCGAACCGGGAGTTGGATGGGCGTTCCGGGCATTCATTCTCACGAGAGCATTGAGCGGTTGGCGTAAGTGCTGATACCCGCTGCGGTGGCGAGGTAATACAGGTTCGCGTCGGTCATTTCCACGTCCATGTCCGTCGTGCCGACCGTTTCGTGCGGCGCGATGCAGATGCGGAGAATGTCGCCGGGGTCGATGCGAAGGCTGTCGGTGCGGAGCGCGGCTCCGATGTCCCATGTGTAGGTCGCAAACCCGTCGAGGTTGGTGCTCGCCGCGGCGAGGGTGCCGCTGAGGGTCTGGCTGATGACCGTGGTGTTGGTGCTGAGGTCGGCGTCCCCAGTGGAGCGGAAGTAAATCTTGCAGGTGTACGCCAGATCGGCGTTCTCGTCCGCGCTGTCGATCTTGCGAAGATCGGCCTTGAGGTAGAGGTTCTGAGCCACGGCCGCGCCGCTGGTCGGCGAAATGCCGACGGCGTAGGGGTTGTAGTCGGCGGGCATGGGGAACTGCCAGTGCATGATGGCGCTGGTGCCGTCGCCGTGGTCCCACTTCGCCGCAACCTGATTCGTCTCGATTGCGACAGTTTCCGGGGCCGTTGACCCGCTGATCCCCGCAAGCCCAACGCGGGAGTTCTCGATGGGGAGACCAAGCACCTTCTGGATGCCGTTGGTGCTGGGGCGGGACGACTGAATGACCTTCTCAATGTTGAGCTTGGATGCGCCGGGCATGGGATTACTCCATCGTGAAACCGATGTCGGGGATCGTGATGCTGGTGGTGTCCGTGAGACGCGACGGCTGCGGGATACCCGTGCCCATGCGCCCCAGGTGCCGGTTGGTGTTCTCGCCCTCTTGGGCTCTCGCCTCTGCAATCGCGCTCTGCGCCTCAGCCTGCGCCGCCGCGAATGACGGATCGGTGTACGCCAGCATCATCGCGTACGCCTTGCGCACGATCGGCAAGTCCATGTACGGGGGCCATATCCCCCGGTCGCTGTCCAGCGAGAGCGGAACGGGCGTGCATGAGAACGTCGCCGTGAGGGTGTACGCGAGGTCGGGCGAGGGCCACACAAGAAGCTCGATCCGCGGCCGGCTGCCCGATGAGGTCGGAACGCCGAGAGCGGGGCGCACGGCGCAATACCGCGGAGCCCCGGTCGAGTCGCCGGACAGGGCCAGCATGTGCAAGAGCCTGTCGGTGTGGGTGCTGAGCACGGTTCCGCCACCCGAGCCGCGGCCGTCGGGGTGCGTCCAGGTGATGCGGCCGAACGGGGCCGAGACCACGCCCGGATGCAGGGCGTAGCGGGTCGCGTCGGCGTCGATGCTGTCCACGCTGTCACCATCGGGGGCGAGGGTGATGGTGAAGGTCTGACGGAGCCAGCGCCAAGACGCCTTGCGGGCGATGTCGGCCGCGGCGTCGTTGATTGCACGCTTGATTCGGTCGAGCTCGATCGCGTCGGTGGGCGGCCCGACCGTGGTGCCGCTCTCGTCCGAAGTGGCGTTGAGTTCCGCGACCCTGAGAATCAGGTCTCGGAAGGTCAGGGAATGGTCAAACGCCGGTTGCATCAATCTCCCGCGGGGCATGTCGTGACGGCGACAGCCTCGTAAACGGTGCTTTTCATCCCCGCGGGAGCGGTGAATGGGAAGACGG